AGTACGCCTGTTTCAAGGAGGCGTTGAAGTTTGCCACCGAGAACAACACGATGGTTCGGGAAACCAAGTATATCGGGAAGGTAAAGCACCTGCTATCCGTCAACCGCTCGATCAAGCGCATCGTGGAAGAAGGCCGGAATCGGGACGAGATTGTGGATGCAGTTGTCCATCTTGCAGTGGCGTTAAAGTATCTGGAGGGTCGGGGTCGTGAGTCTTGATGAAGTTGCGGATCTTAAAGATCGCGTGGCATCCGTCTCGGAACGCCTTGCCAGGATGGAGGAACGCCAAGTGACTTTGTATCACATGGTTGAAAGGTCACTTGCTTTCCACGGGGATGTTGCTAATAGATTAAGTGCGCTGGAACACCTGCGGACAAAGGTTCTGGCTGTAGCTGGGCTGATAGGGCTTGTTTGCTCAATGGCCTGGGATGTCCTGAAGAACCGATTTAACGGATAGGAAAATAATACCATGGCTTCATTTTCAGCAGGAACAACCTTTACCGACGGAGTCGCCAATGACGTGACGGCGGCCAAGCTTGGTGCGCTTGTCAACAACGCCACTCCGACCTCCGGCCTTATTCAAGACCGCACCGCCGAGACGGTGACGGCAACCAACGACACGCTTCTGATTGGGGATGCGTCCGACTCAAACAACCTTAAGCGCATCACGGTGGCTGACTTTGCCCAGACACTACCGACCGCCAAGATCACGACCGGGACGATTGATACGGCAACGCTTGGGACAACCACCGGGACAGCGGCCACGTTTACCAGTGGAACACTTACAACCGGAGTTATTCCAACAGGCACCTTCGGAACAACCACAAGCACGGCTGCGACAATCACCACTGGAACCATACCAACACTTGTCGCAACCACGCTTGTCACCACAGGCACAGGAACGGCAGCGGGACCGGCCATTGTTCCGACCGGTGATACAAACACAGGATTTTTCTTCCCCGCCGCAGATACGATTGCTGTAAGTACAAATGGAACAGAAAGACTTAGAATTGATTCCTCTGGATTTACAACATCAAGTCAAGGATTTCGGGCTTTAGGTATAACAGATCCGAATAATCAGGGATTTAGAACAAGCGGAAGCGGAGATACCTATATCCAGCAAATTGCAGGATATAGCAATTCGCTTATTTTTAATAGATTTGATGGATCTACATGGATTGAAAGTGCAAGAATTGACTCAAGCGGTAATTTGTCAATTGGAACAGCGACAGCCCTTTCAAAGTTGCACGTTCATGGCAATATTACGCTCTCCAACACCACCACGGCAACAAGTGCTGGAACTGGTGGCCTCTCCAAGCCTGCGACATATGCTGGGTATCTTACCGTATCCATCAATGGAACCAGCCGAAAGATTCCCTATTACGCGACATGAAGACAATCGTTTCCAATACCGATCAGGAGATTGTTTATCAATTCACTTGGGAAAGTGATTCCTGTCTTTACAATTACGTCAAAGACCCCTCTGCCGATCCGCATCCTGATTATAGCGCAATTTCAAATGCGGATTACAACAAGTGGCTGGTTTGGCTTGGGGTTTTGGAGTGAACATTAGTTTAAGCGTAAAGGACGTAAACATTATTCTTGCCTCGCTTGGCAAGAATCCTTACGAGATTGTTTTTGAGACAATTCATAAAATTCAGGAGCAAGCCAAGGCGCAAGCTGAATAGAAATGACCCTATCTGAAATTGCAACATTTGCGGGTGAAAAGATCGGCAAGACCGATTCCGACACCGTAACCTTCCTAAAGAAGTCCGCCTCGCTTAATTACAGGCGCGTGTGGAACTTTGCACCGTGGCGTGAGAGCGTAACCACCTCCACATATTCCGTCGGAACCGGACGCACTATCACTCTAGGAACCAACGTCGAAACCCCCTTATCTGTGGCCTATGACCAATCCGAAGTTGAACCCATTGATCTCCCCACCATCGTCAGCCAAGACGCTGACCTGCTCGAGGACACCCGCACCGGCACGCCGGTTCTTTACCATTTTACTGGCCGCAATACGAGCGGAGTTGCACAGCTTGATCTGTATCCGCGATTGGAGACTGCTGGGACCATAGCCTTGCGCGTGGTGGAAAAGTTGAAGTGCGTTACCCGCAACAACTACGTGGTTGACTTCCCTCCGTCCAATGATGCGCTGGATGACGAGCTTCGCCTTCCGCACGTCCATCAGGTTGTCCTTGCCCTGACACATTCCGATGCCCTGGAGCGTGAACGGCAATATGCCAAGGCCGCCCAGATCGTTCAGACCGCCAATGCGGATCTGGCGGCGATGGCCAACTACGAGTTGAGTCAGGTTGGCGGAATCAAGCAGATTACTCCTTCAAGTCTTGGCGACCTTTCCATAGAGGAAATTTCAGCGTCTTAAGGAGGGCTTCTCATCATGCCCTATTACATCGACTCGATTGACGACGTTCTGGCCATTGCGGGATCCACGTCTTTTGAGGGCGGACAGGTCTCTGGCGTAACGCCCAACCTGATTGGAAACAACCAGGCCAGCGAGCTTTACAACATGACGATCAGCCCAAGCGGCACACTTCAGACACGCATGGGGACGGAAGCAATCTCGACCAATGTATCGTCCGGCTCGGCTATTCAAGGGATGCACTACTATGACACCCCGAACTTTGAGAGACTTGTTGTGGCCTGCAATGGTACCTTGTTCCAGACGACCAGTGCAACCAGCTTCGGGACAACGGCAGGCACCGTTGCGAGCGGGGCTGTCAGCGTCAACTTCTCACAGTTCAACAACCGTCTTTATTACACCGACGGTGTAAGCAACATTTACTTCACCAACGGCACAAGCTATTACCGCCAGGGGACAAGCGTTCTTTCAATAACGGTGACGAATGATGGTTCTGGCTATACATCGACCCCGACCGTCACGATCAGCGCACCCAACGAGGCTTATGGCACAACCGCCTCGGCGGTGGCTGTAGTGACCAGCAACAAGGTGGCATCCATCACCGTGACCAATGCCGGGTCAGGATATACATCCGCACCCACAATCACCATCACGGGTGGAGGCGGAAGCAACGCAGCCGCCACCGCCAACATCTCAGCACTTTCTCCGTCCGGACTTCGCCTGATCCGCCAGTTCACCAACAGGCTATTTGCGGTCGGAACTGGCGACAACCGAAACACGCTTTACGCCTCGGACATTCTGGATGCCGAGATTTGGAAATCGACCAACTCCATCATTGTAGGCGGTGATGACGGACAGGACATTGTGGCAATCCAGCCATTTTTTGATTATCAAATCGTAGTGTTTAAGCCAAGCAAAATCTACATTGTCACGGCTGACCCGACCGCAACCACGGCTGCCGGGTGGACGGTGCGGCTGGTCAACGACAGGATCGGATGCGTGGCCGGAGGATCGGTAGCCTACGCTGGTAAAGATGTTTTCTTTCTTGCCAACGACGGCATCAGGTCATTGGCGCGATCATTGGCGGACGATTACTTTGTCGTGGGCGTGCCTGTATCCGAGGCCATCAAGGATCTGATTTCCAGAATCAACCGCAATTTTCTTGGCAAGTGCGTTGGCCAGTTTCACAACAATAGGTATTACTTGTCAGTTCCACTGGACTCTGCTGTCGTCAACAGCCATACCATTGTCTACAATCTTCTCTTCAGCGCATTCGAGGGTTATTGGGGAATCGGGGCATCGGCCATGTATGAGACAAACTTCTCGGCTGGGTATAACACAACCGGTCCGAAACTGGCATTTGGCACGCCTGACAGCAAGGTCGGACACAGCTTTGACTATCTCGACCCGGACGTTTCCGGCGACGGCGACACGCAGTTCAAGGATTTCGGCACAAGCTACGACAGTTACCTTGCGACCAAAGCTTACGACTTTGATGACAGGATTTCCCAAAAGTACGGGTCGCATTATGAGATCGAGTTTTATTACTCGACAGCCACGGGTTGCACCATATCCATGAAGCGTGAGACTGACTCACAGTATGTCACCGTTGGGACATCGGTTGACACGGCAACCCCTGGTGGCCTTACCCTGCCATTCACCCTGCCAGCCACCCTTTCCGCGCAGACATCCAACCGCCGCGCCGACAGCCTCCGCAGCTACCAGAAGTGGCGCAACCTCAAAGTCAAGGTTTACGCGCCATCCAAGAAGCTATCCGTCCGCTCTGTCCTGTTGGCCGCCAACCCCGACACCATTGAGGTGCAGAAGAATATATGACGGCTATTGAGTACATTGAGGAAAGTGGTGTCCCAGAAGCCATGTGGCCTAACCTGGCTGAGTGGTTTGGCTGGTTTGAGAAGCAGGGCATGGTCGGGATTGTTAGGGATGAGGAAGGCATAGCTGGGGTGGCTTTGGCCAGATGCATAAAGGATGGGCAAGAGCCTAAGCATTATGTGCATAGCGAAGATGGAGAGAATGTGTTTGTTGATTTGACTATCTCATCGAAAGGTGCTAAATCTTTAAGGTGCTTGCTGTTGCTCCTTTGGGAGCGTTTTGGTCCCCGCAAGCGGATCACTTTTAATCGTTCTGGAAAACCAAGGAGTTACGACTATATGAATTTTATGCGAAAGGCATTAAACTAATGGGCGGCGGACCATCCATCCCGGCACCTCCTCCTCCGCCAGATCCCCTCAAGGCGGCGCAGGCCAATGATCTTTTCTACCGCTCATCTCTGGAAACCTATATTCAGAAGCAACCCGATGTGGCCGCTCTGGAGCAAAGGCTCCGCGAGAAGTATATGCCCCGCCAGCGCGAACTGGAACGCCAGATGTCAGCCCTTGACCTTCAGCGTTCTGCGCAGGCCCAGCTTCAGGTTGAGCGCGAACTAGGTCCGCAGCGTTCTCTGGAGGCCATGCGCCGCCAGTTTGAGATGTCCCCGGAAGCTTTTGCCACCCAGCGCGCGCTTGGCCAGCAAGCCGCCACGCAGTTTGCCCGCCTTTACGGGGCTTCGCCGATGGGCGCGGTTCCTGCCGAAGTCCAGCAGTCTGCCGGGGTAAGACCGGTTGATTATCTTGGCGGATTGCCAAGAACAGGGATTGTCTGATATGGCAACTAAAGCTCTTCCAGCCGCTATTGTAACCAAGCAACAGCAATATGCCGATCTTGGCCTTGCCAATGCCACCAGCTATACGACCGCAAATGCGCTTGATGCGGCTCTTGTAAAGGAAGTCTACAAGCTTGATCCCGCGAAATACACCGGGAATGGCGGGGTTGTTAATGTTGCCGGAGCAAAGGCTGAATACGACTTCCAGCAACCCAAGCTTTCCAAGCCAGCAACCGAGCCAACCAGCTTTACGCAGGCCGTAAACAATTACGCCAATGCAATCAGGACATTGCAGACGATTGGCGCCGACAATGTAAACAAGACCGATCTTGCCACGCTCAACTCGGTAGCCAGATCGGTGCGTGATTTTGACTCCAAGGATCTGAGCGAAAACGCCAAGCTCATCATCTCCAATGTCGGGGATGCCGTTGATGCGATCAATGCGATCAATAACCAGCGTCAGGCTATTGAAACAAAAAAGAATTTAATTCAGAAAAAGGACGCCCAAGGCAATTCTCTTCCAAGAGGCACCAAGGTTGACACAAAAGCCGAAACCGCAAAGCTGACCGTACTTCAGGATGAATATCAGCGTTTGGTAAATACAGCCAACCAGACGGCACCCAAGCTTGAGGAATCGCTTACCCGTTTTGGTCTTTCCGACATTGCCCGTGGTATCGGCCAGCCCATAGCCCAAGCCGCCAAGGTTGACACGGGGCTTGAAGCCTTGCGCGGAGACAGGTTGTTTGGGGTTGGCACAGGAACTTTTGGCGGTCGCCTCAACTCCCAGATCACCGACGAGCAAATTCTGGGCGACATCAACACCGCCCGCCGAAACGAGTACAAGAGTCTTTACGACATCGGAACCGCTGCCGTCACCGACCTGCAAAGCCAGCTTTCCACGGCACAGGCGTTTCTTGCCGATCTTCCAAAAGGCGACAGGCGCAGGGCTGACGCGCAGAAAACCATCGACAATATCAGCACCCAGCTTTCCGAGGCGCAGGCCGATACCCTTGAAGCCCGCAATCTCTACGAGAACTACCAGCCTATTTCCGGGGCGCAGTCCACCACGGCACTTACCCAGTTCCGTGAAAACCTAAAGCTACCTGAACAGCGCACACTTGATCAGATCAAGGAGATTGATCCCAATCTCTTTAATCAGATTCAGGCTCTTTCGCAGCAGTACGGCGAGCTTGCCACAACCCCGCTTGGACCGACCACAGCCGAAAGCACCGAAGCCCTTCGTCGCCAGACAGAGGAGTCCATCGCCGCCCAGCTTCGACTTGGATCGCAGTTGGGCGCAGAGGAGCAGCGTCAATACCAGCAGGCCGCCCGTGCTGCCCAGACCGCCCGTGGCAACATCTTTGGGGTTGCGCCTGCGGTCGAAGAGGCGGTTACGACAGGTGCGGCTGGCGAACAAAGGCTTGCTGCGCGTCTTGGCGCAGCCCAGGGGTTCCTGTCTTCAGGCCAAACCGTATCCGATGCGCTTGCCCGCGATGTAGGACTTCGCAACGCACTCCAGCAGTCCCGCCTCGGAGCAGCAGCCGAGTTTGTTGCCGCCGGTCCTTCGCCCTATAATCTCGCTTCCCAGCGTGCCGGTCAGCAGCAGGCATTGTTGCAACAGTACGTCGGTGCAGCAACCCAGCAGGCCACCCCCGGCTTCCAAGCCACGCCGTCACAGTTTAACCCTTATGCCTATGTTAATCCGATGGCTGGATTCCAAGGCGCGCAAAACGCTGCAAGCATTTATAATACTTTGTCGAATTATCAATCATCAACTTATGGTGATTACATCAAAGCTCAGGCCAGTCAGCCCAATGCGTTTCAAAATTTTGCAACTGTTGCTGGAGGAGTAAAAGATTTAGCTGGTGCAGCTGGAAGTTTTGCAAGCATGGGATTTGTTTGTTGGGTTGCCAGAGAAGTTTACGGAATTGATAATCCAAAATGGATTATGTTTAGGGAATGGATACTTACAGAAGCTCCGGAACTATTAAGAAATTTGTACATCAAGTATGGTGAAAGAATTGCAAAATTCATACACAACAAACCAATTATGAAATTAATTATTCGCAAATGGATGGATTGGAAAATAGGATAATTTATGGCAGTTAATGCTTTAGGTTTAGATCCGGAAGATCCGCTTATTCCTCTTCCTTGGCAAATGGACAGGATAAGGGCTTATCGCGCAAGCAAGGCTTTAGCCGCCGAAGAAGAAGCACTTAAAATGCAAAATCGCATGCTTGATATTGAAAAAAAATTAAGCGAAAGACCGGAAAGCAAAATAAACAAAGCTGCGGAATTGTACCAAGCCATGGAACAACTCAGGCAAAAACAAGAAGGTATTCCATTTGAAGATGTTGCAAAAAAATCCGCGATTGAAGATAACCTAAATCTTCTTGAGGCAAGCAAACGCCAGGGGTTATACAACATAGAGCAGGCCGGATTAAAGGGTAAAATGGCCGGCATCCAAGCACAGCTTATGGGTGAAAAGGGTCTTGCTCCAACGGCAACTGTAAGCATTGGAGGTGTAAAGCAGCAGGCTCTTCCAGAGCAAGTCGGCCAAACAAGCGCAGATATTTATCAGCAAATTTTCCAAAATCAAGTTCCACAATTAACCAAGGCATATATTGCCCAAGGTTATGATCCGGATTCTGCCGTAAAAATGGCTGGAGCCGATGTAACAAAAAATCTTTTCAAGGCTCAATCAAGCGGTAAGGTGGTTCTTACATCCAAAGACGGAATGAGCACAATTTCATATACAAATGAACAGGCGCAGAAAATGTGGAAAGATCCATCAACGCCAGCATTCCTGAAGGCACAATTAAACAATTTCTTTGGAGAATCAGAACAGCCAAAAGCACAAAGCTGGATTCAAACAAGACTTGGAAAATAACATGGCTGATGCCATAGAGCTATCATCAGCCAATCGCATGCGGCAACTTGCCGGAATGCCATTAGAGCCTGAAGTACAGAAACCGGAGGAACCTCCTGCCTGGGATGAGATTAAATCATCCGATGAGTACAAGGCATTATCATATCCAGAGCAGTTAAAACTTGCATCGCAATGGGGAGCCGAAACAAAGGCATATGCATCCACGCTTCCTGAATATTCACCAGAACAAGACAGGCAAATTGATGAATTTGTAGGAACAAAAGCGGTTGACGTTCCTGCTGATATTCGAATGGCATCCGGTGCGGCTGGACTTATAAAAGGTACTGCGGCAGGAATGGGCGCGATTGCTGGCGGCGCAGCCGGAATGTTTACCGGCCCAGCCGCACCTGTTGCAGTTCCAGCCCTTGCGGTTGCAGGAGGAATAGCTGCCGAGAAGATTGCACAAAAGGGTCTTGAGGCGTTTACTCCGAAGGCACTTGAATCTCAAAAGTTTGCGCCAACGGAAGCTAAGGTTGGTGAACTTGCGCCAGTTGCGCTTACGGCTGGTGCCGGAGCTGCAGGATTGGCCAAAGCCGGAGGAACATTGTTTAGGGAGCTTGGCGCAAAAAAAGCAACTGAGGAGTTAAGCAAAACCGTATATAAGGGTGCGGCTCTTGGCGCAGGGATTGGAACAGGAGCAAGGGTTCTTACTGGCGGAGAAGTGACTCCAGGGACAGTTGCAACTGATGCCCTGCTAGGCGCGCTTTACACTGGCCTTGGCAGTGGTGCGCGCGTTAAGGGATACAATCGAGATGAGGCCCTTGCGCTTAATGAACGAGTTCA